GATCAACACGATCGGCGTGACTACTACGCAACTGCACATGATCGCGCAAGCGGTCACCGTGCAACTCGATCGCGACCTCTCGCCGCATTGGGGCGGTAGCCACATGGTGCGCGTGGGCGAATCTCCGAGCCCGGAGATTCTTCCTGGCGAGATCGCGTTCGCGCTCGTCGACGAGCTCCCGAGCACGCCGGGTGCCGTGGCCTATCACGACGTTCAGGGCAACGGTGTCGCGGTCGCTTTCGAGGCGCTGTCGATGTGCAATTCGGTGTTGACGGGTCCCGACTCTGTCAGCGTCGCGATCAGTCACGAGTGTTGCGAGACCGTCGGCAATCCGTCGGTCAACTTGTGGGCGGACGACGGTCGCGGCAACGAATGGGCGCACGAGCTTTGCGATGCCGTCGAGGCGTTCAGCTACACGATCAACGGACTCGACGTGAGCGACTTCCTGCTCCCGTCGTTCTTCGACGTCGTGGGTACGGCAGGTCCGTACTCGTTCGGTGGTCACGTCTCGATGCCATCCCAGACGGGCCAGGGTGGCTACCAGATCCACCGGACAAGCGGAACGAACGAAGGGCAGGTGACGGCGCTGCACTCTGACGCTCCGCACATTCTCATCCACGGCCAGCCCGGTCGACCGCTTCACGTCGCGAAGCGTGAGCACTGGTCGTCACGCTCCGGACGTCTCCGCGCGCTCGTACCGCGCGGGATGTTGCTGACGCCAGGGAGCTCATGGTCAGGCCCCTTCGGTAGCTCGGTCAAACTGCATCCGGCCGAACGTGAGTAGCTGGTACGGCTTCCCAGCCGTTCTGCAAGTTAGATTCGGCGAAACGGCAGGTAGTTGGCCAAGGGAGCCAGGCATGGGAGACAGCAACTGGCCCAAGGCCGACCCGGTAACAAGCCCGCTGGACAATCATCCGAGCTGGCGTTTCATCGCCGAAGAGCGCGCGAGACAGTTGGATCGGGCGCACGAGCTGATCAAGATTCTGGAAGCCAGAATCGCCTACATGGAGAAGCGGATGCCATGATCGTCGCGCCCATCACACCTGGAGAATGGCTAGACACATCATCGCCGATTCTTGCCGCCATCATCCCTGCGATTCTCGCTCGTGGAAGCAAGGGCGTGATCCGCTACTGCCCGTTGCCCGGCAACTTCACGGGCAACGATGCGTCGGCTGGAGAGCTCGAACGGCTCACGGATGCCGAGCTCGGAGTCATGTTGATCCAGCACGTGCGCGGCCTTCGTGCGAACAATTTCCTATGGTCGCCAGCGACAGAGAGCGGCGCCAAAGACGCGGAATACGCCGTCACGTGGGCGGAACGATGCGAGTACCCGATGGGTGGCACACTCTACCAGGACATAGAAGGCATCGACCCGACCGTGGGTGCCGCGCAGACGATCTACTACTGCCAGCAGTGGGCTAGTACCGTCATCAGTCTCGGGTACCAGGCCGGTCTCTACGTCGGGTTCTCCGTGCCGCTCAGCCCAGGACAGCTCTACGCGCTACCGCACACGACGTACTGGCGCGCCGCTGGGTTCGTTCCGAGCGTCGAGCGCCGTGGCTACAGCGGGCAGCAAAGTGGAGCCGTCAACATCGAGGGAACGCTGTTCGACCGAAACAAGTTCGGTCCGGACATCCTGCTCGACCTACCGCACTGCGCGATCGCCGGTCCGCTGCAAGCTGCTTAGGACACCGCTCATCAGGGGCCGCCACCTCCGGCCCTGATGGAGCAGTCGACCGTGTTGGATCGGCGGAGGAGCGTGCGGATTTTGGGTCCACGTTTTCCCTTTCGGGCGGGCTCCAGCGTCATTGCTTAGCAGGTGGGCGTCGATCCTTGCGGCTTTAGAGGATCGAACCCTAGGCCGCTTAGGGCGTAGAGTCAAGCTTTGGCCGTGGCCCTGGCGGGTCACTGCCGGGCCGTAGCAGGCGCTCGAGCGCCTTCGACTGCCACTCGTTCAGCGAGGACAGGCGATCCATGCGGTGCTCAAGGTGGCCGATCCTCATGTCGCGAATCGAGCTCTTCTCGTCTTGCTTTCCGAGGTGGATGCCGACCTTGACGAGCACGCGACCCGAGGCCCACGCGGCCGCGCCGATGGTGGCCACCGTGGGGACGATCGTAGCGACTAGGACCGTCCAGTCGCTCACGTGTCACCTGACGGAGGAACATCCGACTCGAACCGCGCGAAACTCATCTCCGGTTGCGTCGGCCGCTCGTTGATGTGCGTGTGGGCCTCGACGCGCACCAGGCGCTCGTCCATTGCCTCGAGACGTTGTTCGAGTCGCATGACGCAATTGCGCACGGCGTTCGTTGTCGACGCCACGAGCTTCAGCGTCAGATTGAGGTCCGCGATGGCGCTCGTCTGCGCGATGAGGGCCTCTGCCAATGTCGCTACGATATCACTCACTGCCTGCTCCGATCTGTCCCCCGAAGTCAGACGAATCCTTGCCGAGTGACTTGAGCTTCGTGGCCTTTGGCCCTGCCGTTTTCTTGGCAGGTCCACCGGGCGGCTGCGGCGTTTGCGTTCCGTTCGCGTAGAGCGATTGGATTTGCTGGATCGGACCCGGTCCGCCCATGGGTGTCCCGAGGAATTTGCTCACGCTCGCACGCTCGCGCATCGGCAGTTTCGCGTCCGGATGCGCCGCGCTCCATTTCAGAATCTCGGTCCGCATCTGCCCGTAGATCGAAGGGTAGATCGTGCGGAGCGCGTCGACGTGCGCATCAGACAACGTGCCGGCCTGCATGTGTTCGATTGCCCGCATCGGGTTGGCCACGATCTCAGCTTTATCATGAAACGCTAGCTTGTCGGAAGGACTTGGCGTCCACGTGTTCGGTGCCATCGGTTGTGGAGGTGTCGGCGATCGCGGTACCGCTTGCGCGAGGTACTGGACGGCGTTCGTCTGCGCCTGATTGTAGGCGGCCGCCACGTCGGGCGCCGTCGTCGCGAGAGGGGCCGTCGTCTGCCCCACCGCTTGCGCGAGCGCTGCCGGCGACGAGGCGAGCGTGTTGAGGCGCCCCGCGAGCTTGTCGTACTGCTGTCCCTTGCTGAGCCCCGACGTCGAGTCGAGCAACGACGCCATGTGATCCGACGGCTTGGCCGCGATCGTCCCCCGGATCGCCATGTCTTGCACGACGTCACCGACGCGAGCCATCGTGTCTTGCAAGCGTGCGCGCGACTCGGCGCCGAGCACCGCGGCGAACAGATTCGGGTCGCCGGAGTTTGCCGCCCGCTTGAGCGCCATCGACACGGCGATCATCCCCTGGTCTCCGGCCCAGCGCTTGGCGACGTACGCGAGTGGCATTGCTGCGACCTTGCCAACGGCGTGACCCACGATGGCGCCAGGGAATCCGCCGAGCGCTCCGCCGACTCCCGATCCGATCGTGGACATGAGCCCGGAGATCGCAGCGTGCATGGGGCCACGTCCACCGTTGAGGAGCGATGACGTGATCGCGAACTGCTTCCCGGCGTCGACCGCGTCGAGCTTTTGCGCGAAGTCTTCGAGCGTCGCGAGCTTCGCGTACTGGGTTTTCGCTTGCGCGAGCGCGCCCGTGAGCTCCGGCTTTTGCGCGACGGCAGCCACATCGTCGGATGCCGACTCGATCGCGCGTTTCGCGAACATGTAGGCGCTGGCCCTGGCCTGATCGGCTACCGTGACGTCGGCCGGTTTGCCTTTCATCCCAGCTTCTACGCTGGACAGCCACTGTTTTCGCAGGCTCGACACGTAGTCTTGCGCGTCGCTGAATTTCACGACGTCGACTCCGCTTGCCGTGCGGGTGACGGGCACGATGCTCGGATCGCTGGCGTCCGCGATGACGTCTTCGATGGCTGTCCGCGTCGACGCGAGCGCGCGTTGTCGCAATTGCGGACTGTCGAGGCCCTGTCGGATCGCGTCACCCAGATCGCCCGGGTGAAGGAATTTCTCCGCCACGTGGATCGGGTTTCCGCCGACCGTTTCAACCGCATCATCCGCCGTCGAGTCGAGGTCGGACAGCACCGAGTTCATGACATTGCCCGTATTTTTCAGGTGCGTCGTGATGGCGTCTCCGAGCTCCTGTCGAGTCATGCCGGGCTTCAGGAGCTCCAAGTCATGGATCGCGGCGCCCGCTTTTTCCACCCAACCGAGATCGGCGTTGCGCGGGATCGGCCCAACGGCTCCTGCCGCGGTTCGGTTCGCGAGCTGATCCAGGCTCGGAACGTCGAGCGACTTCGCCAGTTCGACCGCCTTGTCTCGTAGAGCTCCACCGGCTTCGCCGAAGAGGTGCACGCCACCTCCGATCACTGCCCCAGCACCTACGCCCCATAGTAGCGTCTCGGCGGCCTGTTTTGGATCGCCAAACGCGGCCTGCGTGAGCGCGACGGGACTTGAGTACAGCGCGCCCTCGGTTGCCGCCTTGGCGACAGCGGCCGCGGTGTTGGCGGCCCACCCTGCACGCGCCACCTCTTCGGCAGGCACGATGCTGCGCGCGATCGCCTCACCTGCTGCACCAATGGGAGCGAGGAGCCCCGGCAGGTGCATGCCGAGCGCCTCGACGCCTCCGCCCCACGCGAGCGTCGACGCGGCACCCGCCACTCCACCGATTCCGCGCGCGAGCGTGTGCTCCCCTTCGCGAGTCTCGCGGATCTCCTTTTCGTCGGGTGTCTCGTCGCCTTCTTCGATCGCCTCTGGAACGCCCAGCAACGCCTGATTCAGGAAGCTCTTGCCGCCCGCTTCAAGCGATCCGAGGAACCCCTTGTCCTGTTCCTGCTGGACGAGCGCTGCACGGAAGGCTTCGTCCGGCGTCTGCGCGGTGCCTGGCGCGACGTGATTCGGATCGGTGGGGTCGCTCGTGTCGAGCGGAATCTCCGGCGGGATGTCGGTCTCGTCGCTCACGGGGTCTCGGGTTCCTCGCCCGTATCACCGCCACCACCACCGAGCCGCTGCACTTCAGCGAGACGGTTCGCAAGCGCCGCCTTTCGGTTCTTGACGTCCTGAAGGATCTGCGCAGCTTGCGCGGCGTTACCACCGGTGATGCCGCTCGATGTGGGAGCGCCCTTGAATCCAGCCTGTTCGAGCTGTTGAGAGAGCGCCGCCATGCGACCGCGTGCATCGAATCCGTTGCCCTGTATTCCGCCTTTCGTGAGCTGCGCGAGCTCTGTAGCAGCGGCTTCTGCGGCATCGAGTTGCGATCCTTCGCGCATTAGGATCGCGGCTCCTCGTCCGATGGTACCTTTTCCACCTGGCTGCGAGTATACCGGTGCACCACTGCGGCCTGTCCAGGATTCGATGACGTTTTTTCGCGCGTCCGCCATCGACCCGCCGAATTTTTCGACGAATTTCTGCGACTGTTCCGCAAGATCTTTCGCCGTCATCTGGCTACCGGCGGAGGTGCCTCCCGTCATCTTTTCGGCGTTCTTTGCAAGCTGCCACTGCCGACTCTGGATGCTGTCGATCTTGTCTCCGAGTGATTCGTTCGTCTTGCCGATCATCGACTGCGCTTGCGTCTGGACGTCGGAGTTGTCCTTGTAGAGCGCTGCCTGTTTCATGATCTGATTCTGCGCGATCGTGTACGCGCTCAGCGTCGAGTCGCGCTCGGCCTTCAGTAGTGCGTTCTGATGCTCGAACGAGTCGTTGTTCAAGTCCGACTCTTTGCCTGCGACCATGAGCGCGTGTTGCAGGTTCGTTTTCTGCGCGTCGATGTCACGCGTGATCGCGTCGTTTAGCATCTCCGCTCCGACGTTGCGTCCACCGAGGTGCGGCGAAAGACCGGCCGCGAATCCGCCAAGTCCGACCGAGATCGCCGAGAGAATGTTCGACGCCGTACCTGCCTTTTGCCAGTAGTTATTCGGGTTGACGCCTTGCGCCTCGAGTTCTGCGAGCTTGTCGCGGATCTTGCTCTGCTGGTCTTTCGTCTCGGCCTGAAACTGCTTGCTAAACTCGGCCTGCTTTTTCTGGTCCGCGTCGAAGGCCATCTTTCCGAGCTGCGAATCCTCGACGAGCGCATTCGTTTGGTCGTTGAAGTTGCGTGCGAGATCCCCCACGTTGCCCAGCATCGCCGTCCGATCGTCGGCCGCTTTCTGCGCGGATGCCGCGAGCTGGCTTCCGTACGCCTTGTCGGCAGGGCTCATCCCGACGGGACGAGGTGCCATGCCCGGCTGACCCTGTCCAAATAGCACCGAGTTTGGGGTGTCTTGTGAGGCCTGCTGCTTCTGCGCATTTGCAAGCATCGCCTGCTGGCCCGCCGCGATCGATGGGTCGGCCTGCATTTGCGCAGGCGTTGCCGCCATCGGGTTGGACGGCGTAAACGCTTGCGTGGCTGCGTTTGCGGCCGGTTGCTGCGACGCGGCCGCAAGAGACGACCATAGCGACTGGCTGTCATCTTTTGGCGCTTCGACTTGACCGACTGGGCCGGGCATCGATGGGTCAGCGACCGACGTCAGTGCGGCCGCTTCCGCGGGTGTTTCCGCGTCGGCCTCGGTGATGTCCGGGGGGAGCTCGAGAAGGGGTGCGCCGCTCATGACCGCGCCGCTTTCAAGAAGCCTTCGAGCTTGTTGAGCCGCTCATTCAGCATCGCCTGACCCGCCAGCATCGTGCCCTGCAGCTTACCGTAATCGACGCGCTTGTATCCGTCCGGTCCCGTGGTGACGGCAGACCTCCCAAGGTCCGTCGATTCGATCTCCTGGGCCATCGGCGAAACGAATGTCCCATGTCCAGCGCCCGGCATATCGGGGTCCTTGTACCGGTAGGAGTGCGCGTGCACGCTGTCCAAGAATCCCTGCACGTCGCGCACGTCCGTCTTCGCGTCCTCGTCGCTGAGAATCTTCGATCCGAGACTGGAAGCCAGACCGGTCGGCGTAAGCGATGCTTGGCCAGTGATGGCCCCAGCGATGCCCGACGGAGCAGGAGGTGTAGCCGTCGGGTTTCCGCCCGTGTAATGACCAGCGGTTCTCGGTCCCGTGTTGCCCTTCAACTGAGTCGCCGGAGTCGCCAGCGCAGCCGTTCCGTTCGTGTACGTCGGCAGATTCGACGTCAGCGGTGCCGGTATCGGCTGCGCAGTTGCGGTGTTCCCTGGCTGATACTGCTGCACCGGAGAGCTCAGTGCCGACGGCTGCACGTTGCTAATGCCGTTGAAAAAGTTGTTCAGGTTGGGGTTCGTTTGCTGAGGTTGACCCATTGCGTAGTATTGCGACGGCAGATTAGAACTCAGACCTGCTGGAACGTTGCTACCGCTGAGAGGCGTCTGATTGAACGTGTCCCCTGCGAAGTTGCTAAGGTTCGGATTGTACGGAGCAGGTGGTGTCTGAACCCCAGTCGAGGTCATGCCAGCATTTTGCGACACACCTCCGGCAGAAATCATCCCTCCACCGGCGCCGACCATGCCGGCACTTACTCCTCCACCACCGGAGCCACCACCGTTGTAGCTCGCTGCCGTGTTGCTGCCCTGTTGCTGGTATCCTCCGCCCGTGGGAGCTCCACCACCGGACCATCCGCCACCGCCGGACGACGCGCCCGTGGACCCTCCGCCCGATGTCATTCCTCCGCCCTGCCATCCGCCGCCGTTCCACGAGCCGGCCGTGACACCCGCTGCACCCTGGTAGCCGGCGTCCGTGTAGCTCGCCTGATTGCCTTGGCCGTATTGCGCGTTGGGGTCCTGGAGCTGCTCCGCCATCGCGGGCACGTACGTGCTCTGCGCTGGCGTGCCGGTGTTCATGAAGCTGTTGTTCGAGCCGCTGATGCCGGAGCCAGACGTGTTGCCCGCCTCGAGAAAACTCTGGAGTTGCTGATTGCCGGAGATGACGTTTTCTTTTGCCGACTCGTCGGAAAGCGAGTCCGAGTTCTGAGTGTCGATGTCGTCGATTCCAGAGCCGGCATCCATGGTGGCGTACGGACTTGAGCCGCTGCCTGGCGTCTCGACTTCTTTCGTCGTCGGCGCCGAGCCACCAGAGCCGAAGAGACCGAAGGCATTCGCGAGCGCGGAAAGACCAGCGAGCACCCCGCTGACCGCTGGTCCGACAACGGGAATGAATGCGGCGCCTGTCGTGGCTGCGGTTTCTGTCACGTTGCGCGCGGTGTAGTTTGCCGCCGATCCTCCGACGGATTCTTTCGTGTAGGTCGGGTTGGATGCGAAAGGCGTGGACGTCGAGACCTGCTGATCCATCTTCGACTGGTGGAGTTGCGTCAAAAACGATTGGAGCATCGGGTTGCCACCCTGGATGCCCTCCTTCACGTTCTCGTCGCTCAGCGTCTGCGAAAGGAACGCCTGTTGTTGTGCTGGCGTCATTCCCGCCATTTGCTGCTGATAGAAGGCCTGTAGACCGGGCGGCAACGACGAAAGGATCTGCGCGTCGGTTCCTTCCCCTCCGCCCGCATTGCCTCCGGTTCCGCCGGTGTCTGGCGGGACGTAGCTTCCGCCACCCTCTGTCCCACTGGTATCACCAGGCGTTCCGGCGCTTCCGCCGGTATCCGTTGTTCCGCTGGTTTCTCCACCAGTTCCGCCGGTACCTTCACCCGGCGTGTAATTCGGATTCAGTACCGCATTCGGGTCGTTTGCGGTTGTCGGTTGGCCCGTTACTTTGGAGATCCACTGCGCGGCCGCTCCGACTCCGCCCGCGACGCCGTTGTAGATCGCGCCAGCGAAATTGGAGTTCGCCATCGCGCTCGTGTTGAACGCGTTCTCGTTGATGTTGTTCACCGCGTTGCGCTGATTGACCTGCAGCGTTTGATTCGCGAGCTCGGCGCTTTTGTTCGCCTCGCTGATGCCGGTCATCGCGCCTGCGAGACCCAGGTTGTAGTTCTGAGAGTTGGCAAGAGCCGTCAACGCGTTGGCAGAATTGTTCTGATTCGTAGACTGCAAAAGCGCCGCGTTGCCCGCGTTGGCTGCGTTTTGCGCCGCCATGTTCGCAGCGGTGAACTGATTCTGACTGGCCATGTTGAGGCCCGTCATCGTATTGTCTGCGCCAGCGTTGAATTGCCCGGCCGCGTTCAGGCTGTTCATATTGGCCAGGGTCATCCCCTGGTCATTGGTGGCGTCGTACTGATTCGCTGCGTTGATCGAGTTCGCGTTTTGGATGTTCGCGGCCTGCGCCATGGCGGCATCGTTCGCCGCTGCATTGGTAGTCGCCGTCGCGTTGTACTGATTGTTCTGCTGGATCTGTGACGCATCAAACGAGTTCGCCGCGTTGGTGGCGCTCGCGTTGAACTGGGAGTTTTGCTGCGCCTGCTCGGCATCGAACGAGTTCGCCGTGTTCGTCGCCGCCATGTTCGCCGCGGCCGCCGCGTTGCTCGATGAGGCGTTGTACTGATTCGCCGCGTTCGCGCTATTCATATTCGCGAGCGTCATGCCCTGCGCATTGGTGGCGTTGTACTCGTTATTCTGCTGCGCGAAGTTCTCGTTCGCCAGGAGCTGCGCATTCTGCGCGCTCGTGTTGTATTCGGTAAACTGATTGCCAGCCGCTTGATTCGCGGCCGCCGAAGCTTGCGACATGCTCGCGTTTTGCGAGGCCGCTGCTTGCTGCAGTTGCGCGGCGTTGAGATTGTACGCCTGACTCTGTCCTCGCGCGGCCGTGTCGAGCGTGCCGAGCTGCGACTGCGCGTTCAAAGTTTCTTGCGCACGCTGGATTCCCATCGACTGATTGAGCTGCGCTTGCGCGTTCGCCGCGGAGTTCGCCGCGCTGTAGGCACTGAGACCTGCGCCGCCGATGTTGCCACGCTGCGAGCCGAGCGCCGCGAGTTGCGCAGCGATCTGACTCTGTTCTCCCTGTTGGAGTTGCAGGTCGGCCGGCGACACGCCACCACCAGCAGCCTGCGTTTGTAGCGTGTTGGCAAGCTGGAGTTGCGCATTCTGCCACTGCGCGTCACCGTTCGTGCTCAGCGCAGCGGCCTGCATTTGCGCGGGCGTCATCTGCGAATACCCGGCCGCTTGCGCCGCGTTGCCGCTGGCCGCCGTGGCGCTCGACGCCTGACCGTACGCCGCGCTCACCTGCGCCGCCGCCATCTGCGCAGCGGTGTAGCTAGCCCCCTGAGCAAGCGCTGCGTTGTAGGTCGCTGCAGCGGCCTGGCTGGCCTGGTAGCTCGACGCTGCGATCGTGTTCGCGCTGTAGTTCGAGGCTGAGCCAGTAGCTGGGTTGTAGTTGCTTGCAACTCCCTGCGCGCCCTGCCCCGTGGCCACTCCGTACTGCGCCGGAGCGTTCGCCACGTTCAGCGGCTGATTGCTCGCGCTCGCAGCGGCGAGGTTGTTCCAGACGGTATTTAGGCCGTAGTTCCCGTCAGTGTTCGTCGGCGTGCCGGTGATGGCCGTGTCGTTGATCGGATACGGCGACGAGACGAACTGTCCGGTACCGTTCCAGCTTGGCGAATTGACGTTGAGGCCTAGTCCGCTCGTCGAACCGGGGACCGAAGCGGCGCCGAGAGACGGCGTTGACGTGCTGCTCGTCGGGGTCGTCGTCGGAGCCGTCGGCGTCGGCGTTCCGTATGGCTGACCAGTGCTGGGGTTCGTGAGCGGAGTCCTATCCGATCCGTTCAGGTAGACGTTGCCGGTTTGGGGGTCGACGGTGTAGGGCATCTCACTGCACTCCGAATTGTTTCGTGACGGCGAGCTTGTTTCCGCCGACTTTCACGCCGATCACGAGACCGAGAGCGCTCAGAGAAAATCCCGCACCACTCACGCTCGTGCCATTGTCGCTGATCGTGACCTGCAACGCCTGGCATTTCTTCAGCAGGTCGAGGCGAAACTGGTACGTAGGTAGTCCAAACGTGGCGACCACCGGAATGTTCGCCTGCACGACCGGGTCGGTGTTGTCGTAATCGTAGGCCACCGCGACGTTCAGTGTGTGCGGGCTGATGTACTGTCCGAGGAGGAACAGGTGGTAGATACGAACGAACCCCTGAAGCGTCTCCGGGTTGAGCCACGAGGTCTGGAGGCTGAACGGGATGGCCGCTGCGCCGTCGAGGTACGCGGCAGCTGTCTGCTGATGCACGACTCCCGTCGCGTCGATCCAGCAATACGGGTTGCCCGCGGCGCCCGCGAAGAGGCACGCCCCGACGGCTGCGTGATTGGTGAACGTGCTCCACTGGTCATAGTAGTAGTCGTAGACGATCGCGATTCCGCTCGAGAGCGTGAACACGACCCACTGGTCCGGGATCAGCGTCGCGGTCGTGACGGTCGTTCCTGCTGCGAGCGCGGTCACTGGCGCGCCCTTCCACGTGCAATTCAGCGAACGGTCCAAAAGGTAAATCTGCCCGTTCGTGGCCTGAAACAGAAGTCCCAGCGGCGTGAACACGATCGACTGCGGCGACGAGCACCCGACTCCGCCGGTCGGAATGAAGGTCGGCGCACCGATGTCGTTCTGATCTCCCGTCGCGGTCGGCCCCTGACCGGTGATGAAGAAGATCGCGTACGCTTTGAAAATAAAGAGGTTGCCGTCCATGCGCGCGAGCGCCGTAATCTTGCCGCCGTCCGGGTCGACGCGGAGCGTAAGCAGCGGCGAGAACTGCATCGGCGACCCAAGGATCGCCTGTTGCGAGTACCAGATCGTGTACGGGTCATCGACGCCAGCGAGCCAAAGTCGCTGCGAGTAGGTGGCCATCATCTTCGACGCGGGAGGACAGAAGTTCGGCAGCACCGGGTTTTGACCGATGCTCAGCGGCTGCGTGTAGAGCGCACCGTTCGCCGTGATACTTGCGTCAGCGAGCGTGTCCAAGAAGATCGTTATAGCGCCGGCACCACCTGGTGGAGAGCAATACAGTGGCAGTGCAGCAGAGCTTACGCGGTAAAAGATCGTGCCGCCGTTCGTGGTGCGGTACCAAACCGCCTTGACGCCCGTCTTATTCGTTAGGTTGAGGTTGGGCGCTTCACATTGCACGGAATTCGTTGCACCAGCTCCCGTCGTTACGGTTACCGGTGGAGAGGGCGCGGAGACCTCATTATTTCCCTGCGAATCTACCCATTCGTACGTCGAAACGTACTGATAGGAGCCTTGCGCCATGGATCCGCCTGTTGCACTAGGCAGTAGATTGAGAACCTCAGGATAGAGCAGGAATCCGGCCTCGACGATGTGTTGCCCGTCGTATCTACGCGTCAGACCACCACTGATGTAGAGCGACCCATTGATGCTCTCTGACTGTACCGGTGACACCCCTACGAAGCTCACGATTGTCGAATTGACTCCTAGCAGGGAGAGAATGATCCCAGCTTCCGTATTTGGCGCACCTTTGATTCCATTGACGAATGCGTAAACTCCCGTCGCAATCGCTTGACACTCCGGGACCATGTAATCGACGTTTTGAAGCCACCCAGCACCAGATCCGTACAGCGTTCTAGCCACCGTTGAAAACGCAGTATTGACGAGAAAATACGAGGACTGTTGATTTGTGTACCATGCCATCCACACATATATGTTTCCACCGAAAACGAACGGTTTGGCCGCAACACCTAGACCAGGAGAAAAGGCAAACCCGCCACCGGCAACTCCGGCTAGTGTCATTGTGCATAAGATGCTCTGCATGGCAGCGCTAAACGTCCCTGCCGTACCTGTGTAAAGTCCAAAGTAATAAGTGAGAGTGGTGCCGATAACTGCGCCGGCAACGGTAGCAGGAGTGGCGGACGTGGCGACTCCGTTCGTTGCAGCCAGTACTGTCGTACCAGTAGACGAGTACACTGCAACAGTCACATTGGTAGCATTGGAGCCAACGCACATGACCCAAACGTTATTGCTAGAGTCTGTCGCTAAACCGATCTGACCCTTTTGAACAGTAGCGACAGTAAGAGTTTTGACCGTATTCGAGAACGTCGTCGCGGTAAGCCCGGCGTTCAGCCCGGAGACGACCACCGTCTGATTGACGTTCAGCTTCCAGTAGGCAACGAACACGTTGCCAGCCGGGTTGATCGCAGCGTCGTAATAGAACGGACTCACGAGGCCAGTGATAACTTGAGCGACGAATGTAATTGTCGTCGGAGTAGCCGTAGACACCGTGTAAGAGGAGATGGCTCCCGCTCCGTTATCGATGAAGATCGCTACCGTAGTCGCCGAGATTGTGAGACACTTCGGTCGTCCGCTCCCGACTGTGCCGGTTAGGCTAGCGTCGGCAACGATTGCGGCCCCGGTGACAGCATCGAAAACTGCATACCTAATACCATTGCGCGAGTCTTCCCAAGCGTACACGTCGATATTTCCTACGCGCGCATGGTCCGGCGACAACTGTTGGTAGCTGTTCTGTATGATCGTCTGATTCGTTAGAGTGACCGGAATGTCTGGTCCGCGATTCGTCCACTTCGTCTCGCCAGCGATATACGAATACATGCTTGATCCGTCGAACGCGACGAGCTCCGTTGACGCCGAGTTGCCGAGTGTTGCGAGTCCGACTCCTGCCGCAATGTTGCCGCCTTGCAGAATCGACGTGCTCAGCGACGAGTACCCCCACCGTCGCGACACGAGCCCCGTCTGCGTAAGAATCCCGTTCGTGAGCGACAGCAACGCGCTCGGTTGCAGCGGCTGCTTCGGGTCCGTCTTCGTGTCGATGCCCTGCGCAAAGCTCACGCTGACGAGCGTCTTGTTTCCGGGCGGAACGTTCGTGGCCATCAGGTCACCAGAATATCGATCGCGCACTGCGCGGTCGAATTGAGAATGAGGAAGATCGCCGTGTTGATGTTGCCCGTCACCACCTCGGAGATGGTCGAAGCCGCGAGCACGGGACGCTGGCGACCCAAGAAGTAGCTCGTGTAGTTCCGCCCGAGCCCGTGGCTGATCTGATTGTTCCCGACGGCGAGCGTCACGTTCTTGAGGATCACCCCGTTCGTCAACAGGCCGCCCGTCAAGGGGAGCATCGTCTCGCGCAACGAATCCTGCACTTGGCGCAAGACAGGGTCCGCCGACGCAACATGCTTGAAGGGACGAATGAGCGGCATGTCAGGCCTGTACCTGGTCGACGAGGTAGTTCGCGATCTGCACGCCGTTGCCGGCATTGCTCGTGCTGAACCCCACCCATAGGTCCCATGTCTGCTTCAGCGTCGAATCCCACCCAGTGCCAGCCGCTGGAGTCCCCGCGGGCACCATCAGCGTCGTATCGGTCACGGTCGGGTTGACCGCGGCTGCGATCTCGAGGTTCAACGCGGTGATTCGCCCACCGCCGATGAGTGTCGCCGCAGTGCCGGAGCCGATCGTTTTGACGGCGAGAAGGATGTCGAGTTCAAACGGAGTGAGCGTGTTGGCCGTGCTCGAGAGCTGCAGCGATCCAGAGCTCCACGCCGCGACGGTTCCGCCGAGTTCGACCTGGAACGTGATGGTGCCAGCCGGCGTGACGATGTTCGAGAGCGCGCCCCACGCTCGGAGGTGGAACATGCTGCCGACGCGCACGTAGTTCGCCGGCAGCGTGAACACGTCGGACGCGTTGATCACGGACTTCGCGGTCGTGTACGTGTTGAACAGCGTCGCTTGCGCCGTGGAGCTCGCGAGCGTTTGGTGCGCGAAGACGTTGCCGCTCACCAGCCTCCCCCGTCGCCGCCCATCCCGCCCCAACCTCCGAGCCCGTAGTTCGAGCGCACCGTCTTGACGTCGGCAATCTGGCCAGGCTCCGAGTCATCGCGCGGCGTGGCTTCGAGCAAGACGCGTTGCTTCACTTTCTGCGCTTGTCCCGAGCACACGCCGGCCGAGTCGAGGCTTTCCTCCTTCAAGAGCACCTTCATCGCGACGTCATAGACGACGTACTCGTCCCATCCGAGCAACGTGAGCCAGTACTGGTCGATCGTATCCGTGTCGAGGACGAGCGTCGGCATCGTCGGGATGTACATGAGCTGATACGTCCCTCCGGCCGCTGGAGGTGGAAGCACTTCGACGACGTTGCCGTAGAGGTTCCACGCGGTCGGGATCTGGCCGTAGAGCAGGCTTACGGTAGGTCCCACGTACAGGTTGCGCTCGATGAGGTTTCCGAGCCGTCGCAGCGGCGCCCATCGAGTCGTCGGAGCCCCGGTAAGCTGGCGCCAGAGCCCTCGAGCACGGAGGAAATTAGGCAGGTTCGTTCCCGGGCCCACCGTAATCTGATTGAGCGGCGGGTCTCCTCCGGCAAGTGTGAAAAGGTACTGTCCGGCATTGTAGTCCTCGTTGACCGATACGACGGCCGCATAGAGTTCCTGCACGCTCGAATTGACGAGGTAGTTCAATTCGCTCGTCGTGAGCGTCGCAGCGTTGACGCGGTCCGCTCGCTGCAGGGCGCGGAGCCGCAGGTCAGCGAGCGCGGTCACGTCAGATCCACACGAGCGTAAGGGTCTCGATCCCCGAACACGTGATGCCGAGCGTCGTCGGAGGGGTAGCGGGGAACGCCACGATCGTGGGCTTCGACGGCGAAATGACCGTGCCCGTATCGCCGGTGATGCCCTTCAGCGTCTTGACCAGGACGGAACCGATCGGGGGCACGATGACGACGCCGATCAGGGCCGTTGCCGGGACGGGAATCGCGTTGAACGCGGCCGCGGTGACGAATGAGCCGGGAGGCCCGCCCGACACGTTCGCAAGCGTGAACGTGTAGAGCGGAGCTCCGGCAAATCCGTCCGTACCCGACTCCGTGACGGAAATCGTGGTAGTGACGGACGTGCTCATTTCTTGCCACCAGGCATCAGGAGCAGCGCGGCGTGACCGCCGTGCCCTCCAATGGCCGTGCCCTCCAATGACCCGTCATCCATGTCGCCCGCCTCGTCGTGCTCGTCCGGCATCGACCCGCAAAGGTCGACAGCGTCACGGAGTGACTCCGCGGCCGCCTTGAAGTCCCCGGAGCTGCACGCCTCCCAGAATGCCTTGACGGCATCCTCGGCGGCGCTGGCATCGTCCTGATCGTCCGCCCCGTCCATCGGCTCTTCCGAGTCTTTCGGCTCGGGAGAGAGCATGTCTTTGAGGGAAGCCATCAGACGATTGCCGATCGCATGAGAGTGAAGCCGACCCAAAAGCCAGTGCTCACGACCGGGTCGGTGAGCACACCGGTCGTGCTGCGCCAGCGAAGACGCACGGTACCAACACCGAGCGCTGGGTTGTTTCCGGGCAGATTGCCGATACCCGCCGTCTGATTTGTCACGTTGGCGTCGAAGTACGGCGACAACGGGGCCACTGCGCCCTGGTCGATCAACTGCGCCCATGGCGCGAGTAGAGCGATCCACTGCTCATCGAGCGTGAACAGATACGTGCCTGTTGCGGTATGGGGCTGGAGCAGCACGCCACCGGCGGGACCGATGGCTTTCTGCGCGCCCTTGATGCGGGTGTAGCTCGTCGTCGGGACGATCCCGCCTGCGGTCGTCGGAGCAAAGCCGACGACGTTGGCCGATCCGTCGAGCGCCACGAAACCGAGAATCTCGGAGACGTCGTGCTCGAAATGCCCGAATACCTGACTGGTGAAGGGGGAACCCATGTCAGGCCGCCAGCGTGAGGTTCAGATTATTCCGGGGAATCTTCGGCACGCAGTTCGCGTAGGAAGCCCAGTAGGCTTGGATGCCATCCGCGCCCGCGAGACGGAGGAACTCGAGACCGTCTCCATTCATGATGCGGATCGGCTCTCCGACGCTGGCAAACTCCCAGTCCTCGATGTCCATGCCGGCGCCGAGTGTCGTCGGACATGCGTAGTCCGGGATGACGTCGACGGAGCCCTTTGCGCCGATGACCTTCACGCCTTCGAACCCGATCTCGGGATACTCGGAGGGGCTGATTTCCAAGAAGTTCACCATCCCGCGTGCGCTGATCGCGCTCACGAGGTCGGAGAATTTCTTGTGATTCAGGAACACCTGCTTGATCGTTCCGCCCTTGAACGCGACCTGATTGGTGCCGCGCATGATGGCTTCCTCGATCCCCATGCTCGAACCGTCGAATCGCGTACCGGCTAGGAAGTCGGGCATCAGGTTGCGATTGACTCCGTACAGCGACGTCGCCAACTGCGCGACGTTCGCGGTGCTCGGAATGTACCCCTGGAACCCGGTGATGACGGTGCCGCCCAGCGTCCCCGCGACCTGCACGTCACCGCGGTGCTGGATGAAGTCGCCGTTCGTGGCCGTCGGGATGCCGTCGGCCGCGTCGTTCAGGTTGACCGCGACACCGGCCAACGTGCCGACGGTGAACGTGCCTGCATCGATGTTCGTCCCGATCACGTACCAACCGTGGTTGTTGCTTCCGAGCGCACGCGGAGTTCCGCCGGAGTTCGTGAGGCTCGCCGTGAGCTCGTCGCCGGGCATGAAGTAGACGGCTGTCGATGGCAGGTTGAGCACCATGACGCTCGTCGCGAACGTCGGCATCTGCGTTGCGTTGCCGACGTTCGCGAGCGAACCCGTTCCATCGAGGTAGCTGAAGTGATGCAGACGGTTGGCGATGTTCTCGATCATCGCATCCATTTCGAGACCCTTCTCGTCGACGAACGCATTCTCGCGCCCCTCGCTTCGGAGCAAGGACTCCATGTCGAGGTTGATGAACCCGTACTGGTGCATCGTGTAGATTTCCCACGCGACGACGAGTGAACTCGTGTTCGTGGAGCGGGTCTGCGCTTGCGAGAACAAGCCGCTGACCGCGGCCGTGTTCGCGTATTTCAGCGGGACGTGGTACGCGCGAGTCGTGCTGGACGCGCCTGCGATGTCTGTCTTTTTCGGCCAAAGCGCGTAGAGCGGCCGGTCCACATAGGTCAGGTCTTCGATACCCTCGGCGTAGCGTTGCTTGAAAATCGGATCGAGAGTCGTGTAATTCGAGGCCACGTTCGGTCACCCTTTCGGGGATGACTCGCGGGCTACCGTGCGACGTATTTCGTCACGTAGGCCTTCACCGGCTTAGTCCGGGTGCCTGGCGCGCGAGTCTGTTCCGTCGTGGTACCTGGTCTCGACTTAGGCGGTACCGCCCCCTTCGTTCCGACTGATGCCGCTGGCCTGACGTTTGCGCGCAACGACTCTGCCTCTTTTGCGTAGCGCCGTTCGGCGTTGTCGGCAAGGGTTTTTGCGTCCGGTATTTTGCCGGTTCGCTGGTACTCCGCCCATTGCGTTTCGTAGATGGCCTTTTTGATATCTTGCCCGGTGATGCGAGCGGCATGCATGAGGTGCGGATACTCGCCAGTCGCCAACACGGGGGCAATCTTCTCGCCGATGTAGGCTTCGATCTTCGCTGCGTTCGCGAGCTTCGCTTGCTCGGCGCGCCACTGCTCTTGTTCCGCTCGGAGCTGCTGTAGCTGCTGAGCCATCGACTGCTGCTCGGCGGCTACTCGCTGCTGAGGCGTCTGCGCAGCATCGTGCACGGCCATCGCCTGCACGTACGCGCGAGCGTCCGCCGGCGAGAGACGCAACGTCTTGGTCAAGAACCCGATCGGGTCTTTCTGGAATGCGGGCATGGCGTTGTCGATGAGCTTCACGCGCTCGGCGTTCAACTTGTCCGCTGCGCGCGCCTTCGCCAATTCCATCTTTTCGGCGGAGAGCTTCGCCTCTTGCCTCTTGAGACGAGCGATCTGGCGGTACCGCGCCTCTTCCTCCTTCACTGCCGGCGCGACCGGTGCAGCCGCGGAGTCTGCCGCCGTACCAGGGTTTACCGCATCGCTCGAAGCTGATGAGGAAACAGCGGTCTGCGGGTCGGGCGCGGCGGCAGGCTGCGCGGTAGCAACGGAAGCGGCGACGGTCGGAGCGACACGGTTGCCGATCGTGACCTTCGTCACGGTGCGGTTGATCTTACCGGGCTCCTGTTTGGGGGCTGGTGTCGACACGCCAGCTTGCGGCGCGGCAGGAGTCGATACAACTGCGGGTGCGGGTGCGGGAGCTGCGTCGGGCATGTTATGCGGCTGCCTGTATGGGACCGGTTCCGGCCGGGGCTAGGGGGGCTTGCGGGGGTGGAGGTGGCGCTCCGACTACGGGTCCCTGAGGAGGTGGACCAGGAGGGCCGCCAGGAGGAGGAGCACCGGGAGGGCCGGCACTAGGAGGGGCAGGGGGGGGAGCATTCTTCGATGCCTGCATGGCGAGAGATTCTTGAAAGAATCGCAGTAGGAGCTCGGTGCGTTCGATCGGGATGTTCGGGTCGAGATCGGCGCGTAGCCACGCGTTCGCCGCCATCGCCACGCACTTGTCGACGTCTGCGATGCCGTTCGGTGAAACGTATTTCCCTTGATCGCGGATGCGCGAGAGGCAAAGCATGATGTTGTCTCGAGACGCCGTCATCTCGTCGATCCACGCATTCAGGTTCGGGATCTTGATCTGCGAAAGCGCCACGTCGATCGGCATGAATCCGGACTGAATCAGCTCCTGGATCGTATTGAGCTGACCCTCTGGAGTGCGCGGAAGCAGCGACGTCGGAAACGCCTGGAGCGAGTACTGATCCTCGTCAAGCGACGCGTCTTTCCAGTTCACCGTTTCGATGAACGAACGACCCGGCACCTTGACCGAGAGCTTCTTGTTCTTCTTGTAGAGGTCCGCGCTCATGTCGAGGATGATCTTGGCTTCTTCGATATGGAATCGCTCCCAACGCTGACCGATGATCGCGAAGCGCTGCGTTTCGACGTCCTGATACGTGCGCATCGCCACGCCGGAGTTGAGCCCCGCTGGCTTGTCGCTCTGACTCGAGAGCTGCGAAAGACCGAGCTGCTTGTAGCACCAATCGATCATCCACTGCAGGAACTGGTAGACGTCGCCGGATGCAGCGGGAGGCGTCTCGAACACCGGCTTCGTTCCGGTGTACTGATTGACGCTGATGCCGTTCTGGATCTGATGCTGCGAGACCTGCGAAAGCTTTTCGATCCAAACGCGGGGAACCGCGAACAGATAGATCGACTGCATCACCGAGCGGAGCACCTCATTGATCGCCCGCTGCATGCCCTCGATTTCTTGCGCGATGCCGAAGCCGAAGGGACCATAGGTCGGCGGAGAATACTGCCACCGCACAATCGGAAGGTACGGCTTCGTCCACTCCTCACTCAGCAGCGTGCACCCTTCGATCGCGACGACGTGACGGCCGACGTCCGCGTCTCCGCCCTTGTCCGTGAGCGTCCGTCGCCACGAGTGCGTGACGAGCACCATGTCAGCGGACGACATGAACGCCATCTCGCCCTTCCACGAGTTTTTGGCCTCGCGAATCTTCTCCTCCTGATCGGGATACTCGGCAAGAAGCTCGGCAAGCGGCGTAGGGTGTTGCCAATGAATCTCGTATGGATCGTTGTACATACCCACGATCTCGTCGATGACGACCTCGTCGATCTTCAGATACTCCGCGGCGATCTGTCCGCGCGATTCCTTGAACAACACGGCGCCATCGCCGTAGATGCCGCCGTCTCGGAACACTTCGTCGTTTGCCGCATAGACTCCGCCGCCGTCAAAGCTGCCGTCGAGAAACTTCGTGAGCTTGTCGGACTTCAGAATGAGACGCGAGTCGGCGGAGCTCGGGAGGATGAAAACGCGAACCTTGTCCTTTGCAATGCGAGCTTGGCTTGTGTCGACGCACGACTTGATCACGTTGCAGTTGAGCCGATGATACGGCGCAATCGTGGAGCTCGAACCGCTACGGAAGAGTGAACCCGCCCAGAACGAACCGGTATTGCAATAGAGGTTCTGGTACACCGCGAGTTCGTACCTGCGACGGACCTGCTTATTTTTCAGAGCTCGGCAAAGCGCCGTCGTGTACTCCCACTGCCGATCGTCTGGCTGGATGTACCACTCGATCTGTTGCTGCAGATCGGTAACGCGGCCGCCGGCCTTACCGCCGCTGACCCGCGTCTTGTACTTCTTCTTGGTGACGGTTGAGCGGCCTACGTCGGTCATGACATCCGCGCCAATTCAGACCAGGCTTTCCTGGTGGCGGCCGCCAAAACGTCAGACAACGGATCCTTGTAGGCGCCTGGCGGAAGTGGATACGACAAGAAGCCTGGCCATTCGACAGGACGCGGCAACCCTTCTTGAGCGCGTCGATTCCATTCGAGCTTGGCGAGCTTCGTTCCCCAGCGCTTGGCCCATGGCCCGATCGGTTCGTACTTCACGGCCTACCCAAGTTGCGCAGCATCAGAGCCGCGTCCTGCTTGTCAGACGGCATCTTGCGCAGGAGCTCAAACTCATCCTCCGGTGGAGGCGCTTCCTTCACCGGCGCGGCCTGGAGCGGACGCTCGATCGTTACGCCGTCGATCTCCACGCGCGTAAGGCCATGCTTGACCATCGTCGACGCGACTTGCTCGAGTTCCTCAAGCGTCAATGGGCACCTGCACGAACGGCTTGCAATCGTCGCAGACACGGAGGTACCAGCCGCTGAAAAACTTGCCGGTCCGCTCCGCGTGGCCCTGCGCGTCGACCTTGGTGACCTCGACACGCACGCTACGGGGATCGGACCCACGAGCGCGAATCATCGTGCGCGAGCGCTTGTATTGCCGGCATCGGTCGCAACGAAAGTGCGTCACCGGCTCGCGTGCCGTGCGCTTCGACAGGTCGCCCTCGACCACTCTCTCGAGTTGCTTGTCGAGCCGCTTTTCCCCTTCGTACTGCGACAGTTGGCGGTACAGAAACGGGCGTCGCATCAGAAGACGCCTTTCATGCGGACCTTTGCGCGGGGAATGATCGTTCCGCTCGTCGCGGTGTATAGGATACGCATCCAGGCGTAGTTACAGCGATCGTCGTCGATCACGATCGTCGTCGCATTCGCGACCGGTGGAGGCGTCAGCGTAGCCACCGCGCCTGGGTAGTAGTGCGTGGACCAGTTCCCCGCGACGATGGGATACAACGGAAGCTGATTCCAGAACGCGGTCGGCAGGTCGAACGAGTTCGGCGTCAGCGTCGAGTTCAAAACCTCGTCATTCGACACCTGCACTTGCAGCGTGCCGGACGGAGCACCCGTAGCGGGACACGAGAACACGAGTCGCCAGAAGTCGACTTGTTCCACCGGGATCGGGACGCTAAAGAACGTCGTCCCGATTGCGGCTTCGAAGCCGTCCATGATGGTCTGCGGACTTGTTGCGTCAGTCCAACCGTCGAGTGACGCTCGTAGCGTTTGATGTGCGACGCGGCGACTCATCGATTGGGCGCTCCCATGGGTCTGGCTTGACCTGGGATTTAGCGTACTCGCTGTCGAGACGCAATCGAGACTTTTCTTCGTCGCTGATTCGTGGTGCGCCCATGACCGGGTCGGCCGTGCACTTGCTCAGCGCGAGCGCGATGCTTGGCGCGTAGTCCGCGTGTCGCCCGTCGGAGGTTTCAGGCAGGTCGATCGTGAATCCGTTCGGCGTGATCTTCTGCCGAATGCTGAGCAAGTCCGCACGGATGACGTCGCTCTTCGGCAGTTCCACTTCACCATTCGCCAGTAGCGTCGCCATCGCCTCGTACCTACCCAGACGATCGCCAGCACCGCGTTCACCGACAGACAGCAGAAGCCCCTTGCGAACCGCGATAGACTTGAGCGCATGGGCCTCGTACTGGTCGGTGTACACGCCAACGGCCTGGTACCGTTGGCATATTTCGGTGATCTCACCCATCACGGCTTCGGGGTCGTTCGGTGCTCGCGAGCTCCCTTTCCACTCACGCGCCACCACGATGGCATTCTTGAGCTTTCCGCAAGCCCACCTGCGTGTGGCGAGCACGAACGTCCACGGGTTGCGCGAGTAGCCCGGATCCATCGCGCCCACGTAGTAGTGCCCGCGCTCGTACGGGAGCTCGCCATCGCGCTCCGCGGCATCGAGCCACGCGCTCGCGAGCATCGAAAGCGCGTCGCCCTCGGTCGGAATCGCCGCGTACTCGCGCGACCAGTACGACTCATTGGGCTCCAGCGAGTGCGTCCACTCTTCTGTCAGCTCCGGGTGCGCAACCCACGTCGGAGCGACATACACGCGCTGCGATGCCGTGTTGCCGCGGTCTACGGCCTTCGCGTGTGCGTCGAGGCTCCCAAGCGGGCTCGACGACAGGAACATGCGCGCCCGAGGAATTGTAGCCATCGTCGGCCGCACGCTCGCGAGCACTTCGGTCGCTGGGTTCGCGCCGGTGTCCGCATCGCGCCACTTCGATACCTCATCGCAGATCACGCAGATACACGTGGCTCCGCTCACGCCCGCAATCGTCGCGGTGAACACGCGAAACTCGACGCGCAAGTCCTTGCACGCGATCTTGTCTGCGGTCGATTTGTGTTCGACCTCGCACGCGTTGAGGATGGCACCGAGCGTGACCAGGAGCTCGGCGGCGCGCTTGCGATCCTGGGCGATGAGCGCGACCACCGGCGTATCGCCAGGCGCGACGTAGTGCTCGCCGTAGAGCGCCTCGGCAACGGCAACGCGGCAGAGTGACGAAGACTTGCCACCACGCCGGCCAACCCGCCACGCCGACTCGCGGATCGTTGTATCGTAGAAGTCGCCGAGCTTCTCACGCCACCATGACGACATGGCCGGCATCGAAGCCCGCTCGCATGCGGCGTTGACGAGGTCGATGCCGTCGATGACGGATGTCACGCCAGTACGTCAGAGCAGTAGACCACGCAGAGCGTAAGCGGGACGATTGCGTACTGGTCGACCTCCGCATGCCGCACGATGATCGTGTCGTCGCTGCGCCACGTCATCGACCATGGCATGCCGTCGGCCTTCGTGATGCCGAAGTCACTTTGCCGCCCGGCGAGTACCACGGGCAGATTGAATTTGACACCCGCGATCTTCGGGCGGCTGGTAGTCTCACGCATGACCTCCGCCTTACCATGCCTCGTCCGCGACGTCGAGGTAGACGAGTGGCCGTTCGTGCTGTCGAGCTTGACGCGCTCGGTGCCCGGCAACGTGCACGACGACGCCAGGGAGCTCATGCGGCGATGCCGGGTGCTCGTCGCATGCGACCCGGAGCAAACGTGGCACCTGTACGGCTGCGTTGTATTCGGCGCGGAGTCGGTTCACTGGCTCTACGTGAAGTCCGCCATGCGCCGGCTAGGGGTCGGCCGTGCGCTGCTGGACGCGGTCCCCCTTCCGCGTCCCGTCATCGCCTCCCTCCGCCCCCCCCCGTGGGTACCACGGGAGGTAGCTGACTTCCGTCCCCTCTACGCCCTCACGCGCT